ATTTCACAAATCTAGACTTTGATCAGATAAAAACATCGATTAAAGATTATCTACGATCAAACTCAAACTTTACTGACTATGATTTTGAAGGGTCTAACCTTTCAACGATAGTTGATGTATTGGCATATAATACATACATATCCTCATATAATGCTAATATGATTAGCAATGAGGTGTTTATTGATAGTTCAACATTAAGAGAGAATGTTGTTTCTTTGGCACGTAATGTTGGATATGTTCCAAGGTCAAGAACATCAGCACGATCCATTATTTCTTTCTTTGTTGATACTACAACCTTTGACACGAACCCTATCACATTAACCCTTAAGAGGGGTGTAGTTGCCTCTACAAGCGCGTTTGGTGGGGAGAGTTATACATTTGCCATACCAGAAGATATTACCGTTCCTGTTGTAGAAGGTATTGCATCTTTTGATGACGTTGAGATATTTGAGGGTGAGTTCTTAGTAGATAACTATACAGTACAGTCTGAAAATCCAGCACCACCACAGAGATATATTTTAAGCAATCCAAATATTGATACATCAACATTAAGAATTTTAGTTAGAAATACTGAAGCAAGTTCTATTAGTAAGAAGTTTATATTATCCAATAGTTTATTTGATATTACAGCAACATCAAGAGTTTATTTTATTCAAGAGATTGAAGACCAAAGATATGAATTGATTTTTGGTGATGGTATTTTTGGCGAAAAACTTGAGACATTAAACTACATTGAAGCATCATACATCAAAACAAGTGGAGAGGCAGCAAACGGTCTTTCTTCATTCTCATTTAGTGGAAGAATATTAGATAATAATGGTGTTTCAGTTTCTAATGGAATATCATTAATAACAACTATTAATGCATCTGAAGATGGAAAAGAGATTGAGTCTGTAGATTCAATCAAAAATTATGCTACAAGAATATATGCATCACAGAACAGAGCAGTTACAGCAGCAGATTATGAAGCTCTGATTCCTACCATCTATCCAGAAACCCAATCAGTTTCTGTTTTTGGTGGGGAAGACTTAAATCCACCACAATACGGTAAAGTCTTTATTACAATTAAACCATTCTATGGTCCATTTGTACCAAACTCAATTAAAGACAACTTAAAGAATATTCTGCGTAGATATAGTGTTGCAGGAATAGTTCCAGAAATTCTTGACCTTAAGTATCTTTATATTGAATCAGATTCTTCTGTTTATTATAATGAGAACCTTGCTCCTGGTTCAGATTATGTGAAGACAGTTGTATCTACAAATATCAATAACTATGCTAATTCTATTGAATTAAATAAGTACGGAGCACGTTTCAAATATAGTAAATTCCAAAACATCATTGATAATAGTCACGAATCTATTACATCAAATATTACCAAAATTCAAATTAGGAGAGACTTAAGAGCAAGTTTAAATCAAGTTGCAAACTATGAAATTTGCTTTGGTAATGAGTTCTATATCAAGAGACTTGACGGATACAATATCAAGTCGTCTGGGTTTAGAATATTCGGTAATGATGATGTTTTATATCTTGGCGATATTCCTGATGACAATCAAGTAACTGGAGAGGTATTCTTCTTTAAACTAGATTCTCCAACTCAACCAGCAATTGTAAGAAGATCTGTAGGAACGATTAACTATCAAAAGGGTGAGATATTACTCAATAATGTCAACATCACTTCAACGTTAAAATCAGTTCAAGGACAGTCAATTATTCAAATTTCTGCCTGCCCAAGATCAAATGATGTTATCGGATTACAGGACTTGTATTTGCAACTAGATATTAGTAATAGTGTGTTAAATATGTTAAGCGATGAAGTTTCTTCTGGAGCAGACCCATCAGGAACTACGTATATAACGACTTCAAGCTACACAAACGGAACTTTAGTACGTTCATAAGAAATGATAGAAACTAGAATCAAGATTAGTACAATTGTTGCAAACCAACTTCCTGCGTTTGTAAGAGAGGAATTTCCTCTTGTAAGTGAGTTTTTATCACAATACTACCTTTCCCTAGAAGGACAAGGTTCAACTTTAGATATTTTACAGAATATCGATCAGTATGTAAAGGTAGATAACTTAACCAACATTGTCGATTCAACGACATTGGGTGCTGATGTATCTTTTATTGATGATGTCATTACTGTTCAGTCCACATATGGATTTCCTAAGTCCTATGGATTGATTCAGATTGGTTCAGAAATCATTACTTACACAGGAATTACTGCAACAACGTTTACTGGTTGTATTCGTGGTTTTAGTGGCGTCACATCATATCAAAGTTCAAATGCTCCAGATGAACTGACATTTAAAGAATCTGAAATTGCAGAGCATACATCTGGTTCAACTGTAACAAACTTAAGTGTCCTTTTCTTAAAAGAATTTTTCCATAAAGTAAAAAGACAGATAGTTCCTGGTTTTGAAGACAGGGAACTGTATTCTGGTATTGACCAGAGAATTTTTATCAAGCAGTCTAATGATTTCTATACCTCAAAAGGTACAGATCAATCGTTTGAAATTTTATTCAGAGCACTTTATGGTGAAGATGTTGAAGTCATAAAGCCAAGAGACTATCTTCTTACCCCATCAAACGCAGAATATAGAGTATCAAGAGACTTAGTTGTAGAAGCATTAGAAGGCAATCCTGAAGATCTTCTGAATAGAACGCTTTTCCAGGATGAGACTGACGAATTTCCTGGTGCAAGTGGTTCTATTAATAATGTTCAAAGGATCGAAAGAGATAATAAGACCTATTATGTCATAAGTTTAGATTATGATTACGATAGAGATATTAGCGTAACTGGTTCTATTTTTGGTGAGTTTTCTGTTCATCCAACCACAAAAGTAGTCACATCAGTTTCTTCTGGAAGCACAGTTCTTGACGTTGATTCTACAGTAGGTTTTCCTTCATCTGGATCTTTAATTGTAGAATATTCTGATGGTTCTTCTATTACAATTGAGTATACATCAAAGTCTTTAACACAGTTTTATGGATGTAGTGGTATTACTAGAGACATTGATTCTGAACAAGTTTTAAGAGTTGATGCTTTTGCTTATGGTTATCTTGGATTTAATACAGATGAGACTGTTAAGGTAAGAATTACTGGCGTAATTTCTGATATTGATGTTTATGAATACACCTATTATTATGAACCTGGTGATATTATTGAAAATAAGCACCCCGGTATTGGTTTAACATCGGTTATTGGAAACAATTGGTTCTTTAATATTGCAACTTCATATGATATTAGTGCAATAACCGTTCAAGATCTTGTCAACTTTAAGTATAAAGTTACTACTTTTGATGAGCACGGTTTCTCCATTGGAGACAATGCAAATTTAATTAAAACTGATGGAACATCAGTAAAGACTGAAATCGTTTCGATACTGAATCCATATTCATTTATTATTGCCAATCAGGGACAAATTCAAACTCAAAACGTTATTCGCATACAAAGATTAGTATCGAAAGTAGAGTCTAATAACTATCCTGGTGCGGACATTTATTCTACAAATGTTCAGAACGTATATTCTGACAGAGAGTCCGTTTATGTAGCATCACCATCTATTCCAAATTACTTGAATGAACCTTTAACTGTCAACAATAGGTCAGTAAAGTTCTCTGGAACAGTTAGTGGAGAAGAACTTACAGTTACTAATCACGGTTTCTATACTGGTGATTCAGTAACATATAGACCTATTAGTTCTACTAATACATTAAACATTTCGGAAGGAATCTATTTTGTCGAGAGAGTAAATGAGGATACTATAAAACTTTCTAGAAGTAGAGCAAATATCAACAATAGGTTGTATTTAACTTTAGAAGGTACTGTAACTGATAATATTTTTGAATATACCGATCTTGCATATCAAGAACTTGAACCTCAAAAAATTATTAGAAAGATCTCTGATCCAGTAACTGATACTAATGACCATACAACAGTTCCTGGAACTACTGGAATTCTTGTCAATGGTGTTGAGATATTAAACTACAAGTCAAGTGATGCAGTTTTCTACGGTCCCATTCAGACTGTTGATGTCACAAATGGCGGTGAAAAATATGATGTAATTAATCCACCTGTTTTACAAGCAAATGGATCAGTAGGAACTGGTCTTTCTGCATATTGTGAAGTTGAAGGTTCTTTAGAAAGAATTGAAGTTATTGATGGTGGTTTTGATTATGTAGAAACACCTGTAGTAAACATTACTGGAGGAAACGGTGGTGGAGCAGTTGCAAGACCTGTTTTAAAAACCGTAACTCATTCTGTTGACTTTAATTCAACCGTATCTGGTAGTTCAGTTAACCTGACAAATGATACTATTGCATTTTCATCATATCACAAGTTTAGAGATGGTGAACTAATCATCTACCAAACAAATGGTCAAACATCTGTTGGTGGAATGACTACTGGTGCTCAATATTATGTTTCTGTTCAAGATGAATATACAGTAAAAGTCCATAAAACATATACTGATGCGATTGACGTAACAAACGCAGTCAATCTGACATCATACGGTGTAGGTAATCATACATTTAGATGTGCAAATTCTAAAAAGATTATTTCTGCTATTTCTGTAGTAAGTTCTGGTAATGGGTATTCTAACAGAAAGACGACTACTACTTCAGCAGGAATTAATACATCATTAAACACCATTACATTAAAGTCTCACGGTTATAGAAGTGGAGAATTAATTTCATATACTTCTGGAACAACCGCTATTGGTGGATTGAGTAATGAGAATTATTATGTAACTAAAGTTGATGATAATACTATTAGATTATCTCAAGTTGGAGTAGGGTCAACTGCAGCAAACTTCTATTTTGCAAACGACCAATATGTCGAACTGACTTCAACTGGTTCTGGAGTTCAGTCATTCAATTATCCACCCATTAGTGTTTCTGTAAAGGGTAAAATTGGTGTATCGACAGTTGCAGGACAAAACTTTGGAGCACAATTGCAACCTGTCTTTAGAGGAGCAATTAAATCAGTTTATGTTGAAGATGGTGGTGTTGGATATGGTTCTTCAGAAATTCTAAACTACAATAAGCAACCAGAGTTTACATTAAACAGTGGTTCTGGTGCTCAACTCAAAGCCATTGTCTCTAATGGAAAGATTACACAGGTATTGGTATTAAACACTGGTAGCGGATACAATTCTCCACCAGATATTGAAGTCAATGGTTCTGGAAATGGTGCTATTCTTGTACCTGTAATTTCTTCTGGAACAATTACCGAAGTTAAGGTAATAAGTGGTGGATTTAATTATCTTGAGAAAGATACAACAATTACTGTTATTAGTTCTGGAAAGAATGCTGCATTTGCATTTACTCCAAAAGTATGGAATATTAATATCTTTGAAAGGATTTTAAATAATAACCAAATATCAGATGATGATGGAGTAATTGTTGACGGAAACAATTCTTCTTATGGACTTCAATATTCTCACTTATACTCTCCAAGAAAACTGAGAAGAACTATACTTGGTTCAAAGGTTGTTAATGGCAGTCTGTCCTTTGTTCCAGATCTTCAAGTTCAAAATGGAAGAGAAATTTTATCAAATACCCACTCACCTATTATTGGATGGGCGTATGACGGAAATCCAATCTATGGACCTTATGGATACACATTAAGAACTGGTGGTTCTCCAAGATTACTTAAATCTGGATATATTTTATCTTTAGATTCTGATAGACCAAATCCTCTGGATTCTAGCGGTAATGCAATTTATCCAGATGGTTTCTTCATTAATGACTATGTTTATGATGGTTCTGGAGATCTTGATGAGCATAATGGAAGATTCTGCAAAACTCCAGAATTTCCAAATGGTGTTTATGCATACTTTACCACAATAAACACAAATTCTGTAGAATCTGGTGGTGCATTTAAGAATTATAGAAAACCAGAATTCCCCTATTTCATCGGAGATAAGTTCAAATCAACTCCAATTTCATACAACTTTGAAAGTGGTTCTAACCAAGACGATATTGATTTAAATGATACGACTTTATCTAGAAACATAACCCCATATGGTCCTTTAAATCCAAATACTAAGTATGACTTTATTTTGGATTCTAACCAAATTCAAAAGCAAAATACATTAGTTAAGTCAGTAAGCAGAGGAACCATTCAAGGTATTGGAATCAATAGTGGTGGTATCAATTACAAAGTTGGAGATAGGTTAGAATTTGATAATGAAGGAACTAAAGGTTTTGGTGCAAGTGCAGTAGTTTCTTCGGTATTAGGAAAACAAATCTATAGTGTAGACATATCAAAAACTGAAATACCAAGTGTAGAGTTTTATCCTTATGGAGGAATAGACTATCTTGTTGGTTTTGCTACATCTCCACACGATTTAAAGACCAGAGATATTATTACTTTATCTGGTATTTCTACAACAGACAATTTAACAAATAAATTCTTTACCGTTGGTATTGGAACTGCAGGGTTCACTCTTAGTTCTGACGTAGATACATCTTCTGTTACAGGCATCATTACTTATTTTAATGTATCTGGAAACCTTTCATTCCCAAATATTAGAGAAAATGATATTTTGGGCATTGGAACTGAGAAGATCAGAGTCCTTAATGTTGATACAGTTTCTTCTAGACTGAGAGTAGAAAGAGCATATGATGGAACATATGGAATTGCACATACTGGTTCATCAATTATTAATGAAAACCCAAGAAAGTTTATTATTGATGGTAGAAATTTAGATATTTCTCAAGTATATGACTATAGCAGAGAACTGCATTTCAAACCATCAGAAACAGTTGGATTGGGAACAACTGGTGGAGTTGGTATCACTTCCACATTATCATTTGCAAATCCTGGTGCTGGCATAACTCAAATCAGTGTTCCAACAAAGTCACTGTATATCCCAAGCCATAGATTAACTACTGGCGATGAATTAATCTATTTCAATTATGGTGGTGATTCTATTGGCGTTTCTACAGATGGTATAGAAACATTTGCTTTTGAAAATGGACAAACTTTATATGCAGCAAGAATTTCAGATGACCTTGTTGGAATAGCAACTACTAAAGTTGGTCTTGGTTCAACAGGTTCATTTGTTGGTATCAATAGTAGCGTTTTTGTTGATACATTATACTTTGTTGGTGTTGGAACTGGCGAAAACCATAGTTTAAAGACAGTTCCTGCAAATATTTTATCAGGAACTGTAAATAGGAACTCTGCAACAGTATCAACATCATCTACTCACGGTCTTCAGTATCAAGATACAGTCTCATTAAATGTATTTGCAGGCATTTCTACTACCCTTTCTGTAAGATATAACGACTACCACAGAAAACTTGTTATTGATTCAAGAG